CAAAGTATCAGGGAAGAAACATCAAAATCTAGAATCGAGCTTGATGCATTACAACAAATGTCTCATATCGATATGTGGAAAAGGGATTTAAAAATATATAAACAATAAGTAGTAAGTATGTGTGATACATCCGGTCCAAATACTGGTTCTATAGTATCACTTAATGCAATTGGTAAACAAGATACATACCTTTTAGAAGATGATCCCATTCATTCACTCTTTAAGTATGAATCTAAAAAACACGCTAATTTTACAAAGTTTCATAAAAGTTTAAATGTTAATAAACCAAATAGTTCTTCAACATCTTGGCCTTTTGGTGAAACTATAAAGGTTATGTATAATCCGAGAAATATGGGTGATCTTTTAGCAAATATGTACGTAACGTTTGAATTACCCGCTCTAACAGGTTCCGATAGTTATTACGCGGATCAAATTGGGAGACATATTTTTAAATCTGTAACCATGCGCGTGGATGAAACGGTTGTTGAAAAGTTCCACGGTGATTGGGGTATAATATACGATGAACTGTACCTCGATGAATCTGAAAAAAGAACGAAAAGGTATACATTAAATAGAAATAATGCAGAAGATACATCTTTATTATCCGGTAATCAGATATTAGCACAAAACAAATCACGTGTTTATATTCCTATACCTTTACTCTTTTCGCGTAAATACGAAAGTGATGAATACGAAACAAATAAACCAAATCGTCCCTATTTTCCAACTTGCGCTATCCATAAACAAAAACTTCAATTTGAGTTTGAATTTCATAAACAAACATTTTTTACAAACGAAACAGATAATATCACTATAAATAGTTTTGATATTGTCACCGAAGAAATAGCACTCGAACCAATTGAACGTATCTATATAGCAAATAAAAGACATGTTCTCATTACCGATATTGTTAAAAAACATCCCACTTTAGATATACCAGCAGGTATACAAAACGCAAAACTCGAACTTGTTCCAAAAACACCTGTAAAAACACTTAATTGGTTTTTCAGACAAACCGCGTTTGAAAATGAAGATGTAATCACGGGTGGTACAACTTTACTTGCAAATGTATTCGCGAATAGGTATAATTTCTCTTCAAATGTAGAATATTCCATAAATAACGAATTTTACAATCCACCCATGTCAAGTGCAAAAATATTTGTAAATGGTGAAGATGTACCAAATGTTCAAGATAGTGATCATAAATATTTTAAATATATTGTTCCATTTTCAAGTCGTTTATCACGACCTTTGCGAAACATTTATACATATGCATTCTCGATGAATCCGATTAATGTGGAACCATCGGGAATGTTGGATTTTAGTCAGTTACAACCAAACAGAACTATTTTAGATATAAATATGAAAGTCGGTCTTTCAAGTGATTATACACTACACTTATATTATGTAGGATACCAGACATTCATTTTTGAAAACGGTATCATGACACTTGTTTAGAAAAAAGTGCATTTTTATGATCGTGGATATACTCGATTATGTTATTTTTTATACACCATCTTATGAAATTCAGCTGTGCAACAGTCGTATGTATTTCATTGGATGTACCTGGAACAGTATATGATATTTTAGATGAACGACAAAACGGATCAAAAAGTTTTTTACTATACCCGTCTAAACTCGATTTATATGCGCAATGTACACTAAATATTTTACCGTCAGTCGTTTTATATGATAAATTGTTTTTCTTTGAATAATTTGTTATGAACCATTCGAGATTTCTTAAAGAAATACCACCCGTTTTATTTAGAATTTCTAAAAGTGTAGCTCTATTCTCGGGGTTATTATAAAATGTATCGATTGATGTTAGTAGAATAGCTGATTTATTCATTATTACATTATTCCACGCAATTCTCTAAATCCCTTTCTTGATACTTCACATGCCGGGCATCCCGGTTTAAATATACATTCTGTTAAGTTATGTGTATGACGTATACCATCACTGTTTTTAGGACTCATTTCTATAGGTGCCATAAGTTGTGGTTGATCTATATGACTCCCACACATACCATTATATTTAGATCTTGCGGTACAGTGTGTCCCATCTTTCTTAAACCCTTTACAGAATTTAGATGACAATTCATTAGGTATTAAATTACACAATACTCTTGAGCTAATACACAATTCTTTAGAAATTATCGTACACATATCTAATCGCACCATATAATTTTCTTCTTCCTTGTGTTTATTTATAATTGGTTTAAGATCGTCCATAAGATCATGCTTTTTTTGTTTCCTAGACATTATATATTATATACATCACTATTTTTTAAGTGATTTGAACATATCACTTATTTTCTGTTGCCCTTCAATTTCAGCCTCTACTTTTTTCTTTGGGCGTCGTTTCGGTTTCACACGTGTTAGAAGTTCCCCAAATATCTCTTCTTTCGGATCTTCGAAGAGTGGTTCAATTAAATCACACACGGGGTTTAGAAATTTGTTTATAAAATAATAATTATAATCAATTTTTAAATTATTATCTTTTGCGTATTTTGGATCTTCGGACTTTTCAAACGCCTTTGCTTTAGGATCACCCGTATCGATAAGAATATAAGGTACGCGATCACCCGATTGCGGTTCGGAACCCGGTTGTCTTTCACGCATTTTTCGTACAACTTGAACGTGAGCTTGATTAATATCCGTAATATCGGGACTATTAATAGAAACCGTAAACCCTTTTGCTTTATACGAATCCGATAAACCCTGACTCAAAATTAGTTTTTCGTTAGGTACATCACCTTCGATAAGTTCAATAGCCCTTTGTAAAGCGAGTTCTTTTGGTGGCCCAGTATCACTACTTTCTAAAACAACATCAAGAAGTTCTTTACACACTTCGCGCATGTGAGGTGTATTATCTCTTCGTACCAATTGAAGTCCTTTGACATCTATATAATCCATATTCATGTTCCCATCTTTACCCTTCGTCCATAGTTTTGCCGCGTACCGTTTCTTTGAATATAAGAAATACGGACAATATACCTTTTCGAGTTCAAGGTTATTCGGTGCTTTGAAGAGTTTAGTACACTCTTCCGCGGCACGTTCACCTATTTCCCAACTGTATTCAATTGCTTCTTTTCCTGTCCGGTTTCCCACATCAAATTCAATCATAACAGAATCCGTGTCACCATACCTTACCTTTGCACCCGGGAAATTCTTTTCTACATACGCTTTTGTTTCATCGATCATACTCCGACCTTTTAGAGTTACCGTCGACGCAATTTGTACACATGGTAACATACCTTTTGATGCACCCGTAAAACCGTACACGGAGTTCATAGACACTTTATACGCCAATTGTTTACCATTATACATCTCTTTTAGTGCACCGGATGATTGTGCCATATCCTTTTTAGCTTGTTTTCTGAACTGTTTTAATTCTAAAAGAATACTTGGTAAAAGACTAGGAACGTCTTGTGCAAATTTGTAAAACCCAAACGTTTCATATGTTATACCCGGTATATTCTCATATTTTGAATCCATAACCATAGACGAATAACATAAATTGTGTGCCATCATAATTGATGGGTATAGACCCTCAAAATCTAGGGCTGTAATTGGTGTATAATAGGCACCTTTCTGTGCGTCTAGAACGGTCGCACCTTCATACCCATCTGCAGAATATTGCCCCCATGATATAGTTGGAATCATAAACCCCATTTCACGTGCCTTTTTTGTTAACAAACTAAAAACTTTGATCTGTTGACCCCTTTCGACTAGATAACACAGGGGGACCCATGTGGCTTTAGCCATCTCAAGTAAGTTAACAAGTATAGATAATTTAGACAACAGGCGGTGAGGTAAAAGTGTATCCTTAACACAATATTCGGCGACCTCACGTAACTTTACCGGGTCTTCTTCGATAAAACGTGCAAACATTTCTTTTGGGGGCATATCGATTTTGTTATCACCAAGGTACAACTTAGAAACATTATCGAGTTTATATGAATCAAGTTTATACCCCTTTTTAACTTCATGGAACAAATCGAAAATAAACCGCCCAGGCATAGGTAAAATCTTAAGTGTGTTATCACCAAGTGCACTCGACGATAACTTCTTATATACAAGTTCACACGAATGGTTTTTCAATTTACTCATATCATAAAAGGTTTGATCACATTTTGTCATGACTGCACGTTTCATTATATATTCTAAATCAAAACCAAATATATTCCACCCTGTTATGATATCGATATCTTTTTCCATAAGGTACGCCTTAAATGCCATAAGCATTTCACGTTCCGTATCGTAACTCTTAATTATACACCCGTCTAGGTTCGAATCCGTTTTTTTATAACAAAAACACGTTTTATCGTACGGTACATCAGAACCATACTGTATAAGTGATACAGCAATTTGAAAACATGCATCATCTTTTACATCTGCATCAGGAAACTTACCTGTTGAACTATTACATTCAATATCAACAGACGCAACTACAAATGGTGCAGTCTCTGGAATATCAATTGGTTTAAGTGTTTTCCAGTCGTTACAGAACAAGTCTATATTAACGTGTGCTAAATGTGAACGCACACACGCGTCCCCGGAATCCATCCACCCAGTGGATTGAATATTAGTTCGGTGCATTAACCTCAGAACAGGATCTAAGTTTGATTCATACACTTTATATTTCATAGATTCATCTGGTAATGTACGTTTCAAACGACCGTTTACCATACGTCGTGCCGCAAGGTTCTTAAAATTTAGTTTCATAAAAATAAATTTTTCATTATTTTGGAAACCCCATACATCTTTAGATTGAACAATATCGTAACTTATCAAACATTCAGGACATACTTTATCTATTTTTGTGTATAAATTATGAACATCGAGTGTTGACGTTTTCTTAGGGAGTTTCACGAAGAAGTATGGTGTAAAACTGGTCGTAACACAAACAGACTTACCTTCGTTTGTTTTTCCAAAAATACTAATCAAGTGTTCATCCTCCGTGTCTTGTGTTTCCCAGGTCAATACTTGGAACACGACCATTTTTATCTTATTACGTTAACGCCTGATTTTTTTAATATAGTATAGTAGTAAATATGTC